GGAGGGCTAAATTATGAATCCAATTGCGGAAGAAATTTTAATGCATTATGGAATGCCTCGCCGTTCTGGACGCTATCCATGGGGCTCTGGTGAAAATCCATATCAGCATAGTGGAGATTTTCTTAGTCGAATAGATGAGTTGAAGAGCCAGGGAATGAGTGATACGGAAATTGCAAAAGCTATGGGATTAACCACCACACAATATCGTACACAGAAATCATTGGCGAAAGATGAGAGGCGTGCACTGGATGTGGCAAGGGCGAAGTCTCTTAGGGAAGACGGACTAAGTCTAAATGAAATTGCAAAAGAGATGGGGTTTGCAAATGATTCATCTGTTCGTTCTTTACTGAATGAAAATTCCGAAGTTCGCATGAACCAGGCGAAGACCACTGCTGAATTTATCAAAAAGCAAATTGATGAAAAAGGTATGATCGATGTCGGTGCAGGTGTAGAAAGAGAACTTGGCATTTCAAAAGAGAAATTGAATGAAGCTCTCTATATGTTGGAGATGGAAGGCTATCCTGTTTATGGAGGTAGAGTGGATCAGATAACAAATCCGGGTAAAAAGACTACTCTTCGGGTAATCTGTCCTCCTGGAACAGAGCATAAAGAAATTTATGATTTTGAGAATATCAATTCTTTGAAAGATTATGTGTCCCACGATGATGGAGAAACCTTCGATCCTAAATTTGTTTATCCGAAAAGCATGGATTCTAAGCGGCTCCAAATTCGCTATTCTGAAGATGGAGGCGAATTGAAAGATGGAGTTGTTGAAATTCGTAGAGGTGTTGATGATTTGTCTTTGGGAGAATCACACTATGCGCAGGTACGAATTTTGGTTGATGGAAGTCATTACATTAAAGGTATGGCGGTTTATTCCGATGACTTACCGGATGGTGTGGATGTTATGTTCAACACCAATAAGAAAAAAGGAACTCCTAAAATGGATGTTTTAAAACCAATCAAAGATGATCCGGATAACCCGTTTGGTTCTTTGATTAAAGAAGGCGTTAATGATCCCGACAACCCGACTTCTGTGAAAGGCGGTCAGAGCTATTACTATGATAAGAATGGTAAGAAGCAGCTTTCACTAATAAATAAGCGTGCGGAAGAAGGAGACTGGGGAGAATGGGCGGATAAACTTCCATCACAGTTCTTATCTAAACAGAGTCGAACCTTAATTAAGAAACAACTTAATCTGGCAGCAGCAGATAAGCAATCAGAATTTGATGAGATTTGTTCTTTGACTAATCCGACTGTAAAGAAAGCTCTTCTAAAATCTTTTGCTGATGATTGTGATGCAGCGGCAGTCCATTTACAAGCGGCAGCTCTTCCTCGTCAGAAGTATCAGGTTATTCTTCCTTTAACTTCTATTAAAGATAACGAAGTTTATGCTCCGAACTATAAGAATGGAGAAACTGTGGCTTTAGTTCGTTATCCGCATGGAGGAACCTTTGAGATTCCCGTTCTGACAGTAAACAACAAACAAGCTGAGGGAAGAAGAGTTCTTGGGAACACGCCGGCGGATGCCATCGGAATCAATAAAAAAGTGGCAGATAGACTTTCTGGAGCAGATTTTGATGGTGATACCGTTATGGTCATTCCATGCAACTCATCCAATAGTAGAGTGAAAATCACATCGACTCCACAGTTGAAAGGTCTTAAGGGATTCGATCCTAAGATGGCGTATGGAACAGTCAAAAAGGGTGGTGACTACTATAACGAAAGCGGCCAGAAGATTAAGATTATGAATAATACTCAGACAGAAATGGGTAAAATTTCAAATCTGATTACTGACATGACGTTAAAAGGAGCTACTCAGGATGAATTAGCAAGAGCGGTCCGCCATAGTATGGTTGTTATCGATGCCGAGAAGCATAAACTCGATTATAAAAAGAGCGAGCAAGATAATGGAATCACAGCCTTGAAGAAAAAATACCAGGCTCATGAAAATGATGATGGTTATGGTGGAGCTGCTACGTTAATTTCGAGAGCAAAGTCTGAAACTTCAGTGTTAAAAAGAAAAGGAAGTCCGATTATCGATAAAGAAACCGGTGAGCAAAGCTGGAAGACCGTTCGAGAGGAGTATGTGGATAAGAATGGGAGAACCCAGGTACGAACTCAGAAGAGTACCAAGATGGCAGAAACTAGAGATGCTCGGACACTTTCATCTGGAACTCCCCAGGAAGAGGCGTATGCGGACTATGCTAATACCATGAAGGCCCTGGCTAATCAGGCTCGTAAGGAGATGATTAGTAGTGGGAAAATAGCTTACTCCGCTTCTGCAAAACAGACTTATCAAGTTGAAGTGGACTCTCTTATGTCAAAGTTGAATGTTGCTTTAAAGAATGCCCCTAGAGAACGTCAGGCACAGACCATGGCTAATTCTATTGTGGCTGCTAAAAAGAAAGACAACCCAGACATGACAAAAGCCGAAATCAAGAAGGCTAATCAACAGGCTCTTACTGCGGCTCGTACCGCTGTTGGTGCAAAGAGAACGCCTATCGAGATTACAGATCGTGAATGGGAAGCAATTCAAGCGGGAGCTATTAGCGAGAATAAACTTACCCAGATTCTTAACAACACAAACATAGATACTGTCAGACAAAGAGCCACGCCTCGTGCGACAACAACACTAAGCCCAGCAAAAGCAAATAGAATCGCAGCCTTGAATGCTTCGGGTTATAGCACTGCTGAGATAGCAGAAGCTTTAGGTGTATCGAGTTCTACAGTATCGAAGTATCTGAATGGAAAGGAGTGAACAAAGTAAAATGGCAAGCAAATGTATGCTTACAACTGTTGATAATCCTTTTGATCCATTTGAACAGTTCACTTCATGGTTCATGTTCGATGAGGAAAAAGGTTATCATACATGTTCGTATCTTGGAAGAATTGCGAGAACATCCGATCAACTTTCAGAAGAAGAAAATGAGTTGGAAAATGAACGAGCAATTGATGAAATTTTGAAATATGATTTTCGGAATATCTACAAAAAAGTTGTGCAAAAAACATAATCATATTGCGGTGTAATGGTATAGGGGGGGTCGTAAAAAATGCACCCCCTCCGTCATCGCGGCGGTCTTTGAAAATTCCCCGGGGGTATTTTTCGGAGAATGTTTTTATCTTCCGGCAGTATTTAATAGAGCTCATAAAGTTGACTAAGTAATAAGCTGTGGTTCTTTTTACTCTTTTTCTCCTTTCGGTAAAAAAGTTACAGTTAGCCTTGTGAGTTCTTTTAAATACTGACGGAAAACTTTTATGAAACTATTGAAAAACAGACAGGAAGGAGGCAGTAAATGGCTAGAAAAGTAAAGGGCTCTGAAGTAACAGACTCTTCCAAAAAGATTCGACCGGCTTTAACTCCAGAAGCAAGGGAACTTCAAATGATTTCTCTGGCTGTTGACCTGGCTGAAAGACAATTACTGGACGGGACTGCTTCTTCTCAGGTCATTACTCACTATCTGAAACTGGGCTCTTCCAGGGAGAAGCTCGAAAGAGAGAGACTGGAGGAAGAGAACAATCTGTTGAGGGCAAAAGTAAGAGCCATTGACTCCACAGATGAAATCAAAGATCTCTATAAAGATGCCATCAATGCGTTTCGTATATACAGCGGACAGGGTAACGACGATGATTAGGACATATGCAGAGCTATCAAAATTGAAGACTTTTAAAGAACGATACGAGTATCTTCGTTTAGGTGGAGTCGTCGGGACAGACACTTTTGGATTTGACCGATATTTGAATCAGATTTTTTATCGGTCTACAGAATGGAGGTCAATTCGTGATTTTGTGATTGTGAGAGATAATGGATGTGATCTTGGAATAGAAGGACATGAGATATACGGGAAAATATTGATTCATCATATGAACCCAATTTCTGTGGAGGATATTTTAAGAAGAAGCGATTTTCTTTTAAATCCCGAATATCTCATCTCTACAATTCTTACAACACATAATGCTATTCATTATGGAGATGAAAGTCTTCTCGTTACAGAACCGATTGTTCGAAGCAGAAATGATACGTGTCCCTGGAAACGTTGATGGAGAGGAGGTTATAGAGATTATGGAAAGCGTACTTACATCAATAAAAAAATGCTTGGTATTACAGAAGAGTATGAACATTTCGATTCAGATATTATCATGCATATCAATTCGGTGTTTATGATTTTGACTCAACTTGGCGTTGGTCCGCCATCAGGATTTTTCATTCAAGATAAAACTTCCACATGGAAAGAATTTATTTCTGATGAAACAAAGCTACAGTTAGTAAAATCTTATATGCATATGAAAGTAAAATTGCTATTTGATCCCCCTTTGAGTTCTGCGGTAATAGCCTCAATGGAAAAGATGATTGCTGAAGCGGAATGGCGATTAAATGTAGCAGCGGAAACTGATATCGAAAAATCGGAAGATCATGAATCATACGATGGTGAATACAAGATAACACCGAAAGCGTTCGATTCTCAGACATTGGATACAGAAAATAAGATTCTTGAGCGAAACATTGTGATAACAGAAGTCCCATATTATGAAACCGGAAACGAAGCAAATGGAATAACATCTTACATTGCAAAGGAGGGAAATTCAAAATGAGTGATGAAGAAATGCTGCAACATTATGGAATCCTCGGAATGAAATGGGGAGTTCGTAGGACACCAGCACAGCTTACAAGAGCGAATGGGAGAGCTGGTAAAACGGAAAGTTCTGATGAAATAAAAAAGATGTCTGATTCAGAACTTCGTTCAAAGATTAACCGTCTCCAGATGGAAAAGCAGTACAAGCAGCTAACCAGTTCAGAAATTTCAGTTGGAAGAAAATTTGTTCAGGATGTTCTGACAAATGCTGCAAAGCAGACCGCTACCAATTATGTATCAAAATACATGACGAAAGGTATTGATGCGGCTATTAAGAAAGCAACAGGCAAGTAGGTGATTTAATTATTATGGCATTATCAAACACAGCCGTTCCCAAATACTACGGCATGTTTCGAGATGCCGTAATAAGAGGGGAGATACCCGTTTGCAAAGAAATCTCTATGGAGATGAATCGAGTTGATGATTTAATAGCTAATCCAGGTATTTATTACGACGATCAAGCGGTCGAGGGATGGATTGCTTATTGTGAATCGGAACTGACATTGACGGATGGTTCTGACTTGAATCTGCTTGATTCGTTTAAATTATGGGGAGAGCAGGTTTATGGATGGTATTACTTTGTTGAGAGGAGCGTATGGGAGCCAAGTTCCGATGGGCATGGTGGGCGTTATGTAAATAAAAGGATTAAGCAGCGATTGATAAAAAAGCAATATCTTATTGTGGGGCGTGGTGCTGCAAAATCTTTGTATGACACATGTATTCAGTCATATGGATTAAACATTGATCCTTCTACAACACATCAAGTTACAACTGCGCCTACAATGAAACAGGCTGATGAAGTAATGTCGCCATTCCGTACAGCAATTACTCGATCACGAGGTCCTTTATTCCGGTTCCTCACAGAAGGTTCTTTGCAGAATACAACCGGTTCTAAAGCGAAGCGAATGAAGCTTGCTTCTACCAAAAAAGGTATTGAGAATTTTCTCACTGGTTCGCTTTTGGAAGTAAGACCGATGTCCATAGCAAAGCTTCAGGGATTACGTCCTAAAATTTCCACAGTGGACGAGTGGTTATCAGGAGACACGAGAGAAGATGTTGTTGGTGCTCTTGAACAAGGTGCATCGAAGCTGGATGACTACATTATCGTTGCTACGAGTTCTGAGGGAACTGTAAGAAACGGAGCAGGCGATACCATCAAAATGGAGTTACTAGACATCCTCAAAGGGGAGTATGTTAATCCACATGTGTCTATTTGGTGGTATAAATTGGATTCCATTGATGAAGTTGGAAATCCAGATATGTGGTTGAAGGCGAACCCCAATATCGGTAAAACAGTAAGCTATGAAACATATCAGCTTGATGTGGAGAGAGCTGAAAAATCTCCCGCCGCGAGAAACGATATTTTGGCAAAAAGATTTGGTTTACCGATGGAAGGTTATACCTATTATTTTACATATGAAGAAACACTTCTTCATAAAAAGAGAAGTTATTGGCAGATGCCGTGTTCTTTGGGCATTGATCTATCACAAGGTGATGACTTCTGTGCTTTTACATTTTTATTTCCATTATCAAATGGTTCTTTTGGAATCAAAACCAGAAACTACATTTCTTCATCAACTCTGATGAAACTTCCAGCAGCAATGAGAATTAAATACGATCAGTTTATGGAAGAAGGGAGCTTGATTGTTCTTGAAGGCACCGTTCTCGATATGATGGAAGTGTATGAGGACTTGGATAATCATATCACTGAATTTGGATACGATGTTCGATGTCTGGGATATGACCCGTATAACGCAAAGGAATTTATTGAGCGATGGTCTTCTGAAAACGGACCGTTTGGAATTGAAAAAGTGATACAGGGAGCTAAAACAGAATCCGTTCCATTGGGAGAGTTAAAGAAACTTTCAGAGGAGCGGATGCTTCTGTTTGATGAAGAACTTATGACTTTTGCAATGGGGAATTGTATTGTCATGGAAGACACGAATGGAAATAGAAAATTATTGAAAAAGAGATACGACGCAAAGATTGATGCCGTAGCAGCGATGATGGATGCGTTCGTTGCTTTTAAATTAAATCGAGATGCTTTTGAATAAGGAGGTGACGAATTCAAAATGGAAGTTACAATTGGTTCCAGGATTAAACATGCCTGGAACGCTTTTTTAAACAGAGATCCAACAAGTTACTATAGAGACATAGGAGTTGGATATTCATACAGACCAGATCGTCCGAGGCTTACAAGAGGTAATGAGAGATCTATTGTTACTTCTGTATATAATCGGATTGCGTTGGATTGTGCTTCAATCAGTATTCAGCATGTTCGTTTGGATGATTCGGAAAGATTTCTTGAAAAAATTTCATCGGGATTGAATGATTGTTTAAATCTATCAGCCAATATTGATCAGACTGGTAGGGCTTTTCTTCAAGATATTGTTTTGTCAATGCTTGATGAAGGATGTGTAGCGATTGTTCCGGTAGATACTGATGACGATCCGGATATTACCGGTTCGTATAAAATCGAATCGATGAGAACTGGAAAAATTATGGAATGGTTTCCGAGTCATGTTAAGGTGAGGGTCTATAACGAGCGAACAGGGTTAAAGGAAGATATTATAGTCCCTAAAGACACAGTAGCAATTATCGAAAATCCGCTTTATGCAGTCATTAACGAGCCTAATTCAACCATGCAGCGTTTGATAAGGAAGTTGAATTTGTTGGATGTTGTTGATGAGCAAAGCAGTTCGGGAAAACTTGATTTGATTATTCAGCTTCCCTATGTAATAAAAACAGAAGCAAGGCGTCAACAGGCTGAGAAGAGGCGTGTCGAGATCGAGCGTCAGTTGGCCGGTTCTAAATATGGTATCGCATATACCGACGGTACGGAACGGATCACACAGTTGAATCGTTCTGTGGAAAATAATCTAATGAAGCAGATTGAATACTTGACGAGTATGCTTTATAGCCAGTTGGGTATCACTCAGAGTATATTGGATGGTTCCGCAGACGAGAAAACCATGTTGAATTATTATAACCGTACCATCGAACCGATTATTGCAGCTATCGTTGACGAATTAAAACGTAAGTTCCTTACTAAAACAGCCAGGTCTCAAAAGCAATCGATTCTGTTCTTCCGTGACCCCTTCAAACTTGTACCAGTAGCTGATCTGTCAGAAATTGCTGACAAATTCACAAGAAATGAGATTATGACATCAAATGAAATTCGCCAGATTATTGGTATGAAACCGTCTGATGATCCAAAAGCTGATGAGCTCAAGAATAGCAATATCAGCGAGGCCAAATCTGAGCCTTCAAATGGTAGTTACGATGTCGAACCCAACGAAAGTGATGCTGGAGCCGATTATGACAGCATAGTGAACGAGCTGCTTGACGGTCTTGAAAAGGAGATTGATGAAATTATAGGAAGCTATGTTTCGGATGATGAGGAGGAGCCCTAATGGATATTAACGAACCTCTTCAACACTATGCGTCTCCTTATTACGACCCAGTGAAAGCTCATGAATATTATATGAGAACCAGAGAACTCAAAGGGCGACGTTCCACAACAAAGCTTAATGATGAGGGAAAGAAAGTCTGGGCTTATACAAAAAATGAGATTTCTGGTAAGAAGAAGGAAAAGGTAAAAGAAGAACAGGAAAAACGGAAACAAAAAATTGCTGAGCTGAGAGCAAAAGCCAAGGTGACCCGAGAGCAGATCTCAGCTAAATTAAAGGAACTGAATGCTCAGCTTACCGAGGAATCTTCGTCGAGAAGGAGTAGGGTTGATTCTCGTAAAAAATCTGATTTGGAGGATATTGGAGAAGAAGCAGAAGACCAGAAAGAGCGTATCGATGAAAAGAAGAATACCGAGATTGAACGCTTAATGGCAATAGAAATTCCATCCGGGTTATCCAAAGAAGAAAGGGCAAAGCGAGTAGCGGAGCGAAATGAGAAAATCGCAAAGCTTCGTGATGATGCCAGCGAGGATAAATCTAAGGTGAGTGAGCAGGCGAAAGCTGAAAAAGAAGAGGTGAGAACTTCCGCAAGTCGTAAAAAGAAACGAATTACTGAAGACACCAAAGAAGAAAGGGCTGATAATTCTGCGAATGCTAAATCAGAAAGAGAAAAAGTTAGTGCAGAGTTAAAGGCTGCCGTTACCGCTGCAAGGGAAGCTTATAAAGCAGCAAAAGAAAATCTTGATGCCACTTATGAAGATCTTTATCAGCAAGAGTTTGATAAGATAGCTTCCGAATATAAAGCAGTAAAGAAGAGGAAACGGAGGAAGTAGAAATAGCTTTCGCACAATACTGATAGAAGGAGTGATTTTCAAAATGGAGAAATATGATTTTAGTGGCTGGGCCACTAGAAACGATCTTCTTTGTGTTGATGGTCGAACCATCAAAAAAGATGCGTTTAAAAACCAGAATGGAAAAACAGTTCCGCTGGTTTGGGGGCACACCCATTCCGATCCTAATCGCGTGCTCGGTCATGCGGTTTTGGAAAATCGTGACGAGGGTGTTTATGCTTATTGTAGTTTCAATGACAGTGAATCTGGACTTGCTGCAAAGAAATTAGTGAAGCATGGAGATGTTCGTTCACTTTCCATTTGTGCCGGTCAACTTAAACAGGCAGGAGCAAATGTAGTACATGGCGTTATTTATGAATTGAGCCTTGTTCTGGCTGGAGCTAATCCAGGCGCATTCATTGATTCTGTCATGGAGCATGGTGACGCTTCGGAAGATCGCATGATTATTGGATATGATGAGAATATTATGATTTATCATTCTGCGGATGAAAAAGAAGAGAAGTCCGAAACGCAGGAAGGTAAAACTTCTGAAGAGAAAACGGAAGAAGATGAAGAAACAGTTGAGCAGATATTTGATACGCTCAGCGAAAAGCAGAAAAATGTAATCTATGCAATGTTCGGACAGGCTTTCGGGGAACCGGATAAGCCCGAAGATAAAAACGATGATTCTAAAGGAGGAAAAACCGAAATGAAGCATAATGTGTTTGACAATGAAAAGAAAAACGAAACGGGTGGCTTTCTGGCTCATTCTGCCCAGGAGGATATTATCAAGATGGCAAAGACCAGTCAGGTTGGCACTTTCCAGACTGCACTTGAGATTTATGCAGAGCAGAATGGTTTTCAGCATGATGCGGTAAGCGGTGGATTTGTTCAGGCTGGCGAGGGTAATGTGACGGCTCTTTTCCCTGAGTATCAGGAAGTTCGTCCAGGTGCCCCTGAGCTTATTACCAATGATCAGGGCTGGATTTCCAATGTGATGAGAAAAGTACATAAGAGCCCTATTTCCAGAATCAGAACCAGCCAGACTGATATTCGTGGTATCGATTCTCTGCGTGCCAGAGGTTATAAAAAGGGTAAAGAGAAGAAACAGGCTGGAAACTTCAAATTGGTTCGCAGAACGACAGATCCGCAGACCGTTTATGTAAAGAATGCGTTACATCGTGACGATATTGTTGATATCACAGACTTTGATTATGTTAAGTATCTCTATGATATCGATCGTTTGATGCTCAACGAGGAACTGGCAATCGCAATGATGCTGGGAGACGGTCGTGAAGATGGCGACGAGGGTAAAATTGATCCGGATAAAATCAGACCTATTTGGACAGACGACGATTTGTACACCATCCATGCAGATTTAGATGTAGAAGCCGCAAAGAAAGAGCTTCAGGGAACCAATACAGGTGCAAACTTTGGTGAAAATTATATTCTCGCCGAGGCTATGATCAATGCGGTTCTGTATGCAAGAGAGAATTACAAGGGAACTGGTACACCAGATATGTATATCACACCGCATATGCTTAATGTGATGCTTTTGGCTCGTGACATGAATGGTCGCAGAATCTACTCTTCCAAGGCGGAACTTGCATCTGCTTTTAACGTTGGTGAGATTCTTACCGCTGAGCAGTTTGAGGGCAAGACCCGTAAGACGGACGACAGCAAGACCAAGAAACTGCTTGCTATCATTACGAACCTGAATGACTACTCTCTGGGTGCCACAAAGGGCGGCGAAGTTACCCACTTCACACAGTTTGATATCGACTTTAACCAGGAGAAGTCCCTTCTGGAAACCAGATGTTCCGGTGCTCTGACCAGAGTGTACTCTGCCATTGCAATCGAAGAGGATGTAACTGACCTCCCTTAATCGGCTTCTCCGTTAATCCCGAAAATGGGGAAGCCAATCTGTTCGGGAAAACAGTAGATTCGTTACAGGAGAATGTTGTTGTCGGAGAGGCTGAGATTACCGGTACGCTAAAACATGTTACCGGGTACACAGGATTCAGTAGCAATGTTTCTGAGCAAGAAGGAAACTATCTTGCTTTGAAAGTGGATTCCGATTCTCAGGATGCAGTTGTTACTGTTGAACTCGTAGGCGGAACAAAAGGACCAGTTACACTCGACGAAGACAGAAACATCGTACTCCTTATCAAGAATAAGGATACTCAGAGTATTAAGGTGACTGTAAACAATGAGGGCAACTCTTCTACAAAGACTTATAAACTTACTGGATTGACTTTAGAGGGAAAATAAAGGAGAAAATTCAAAATGGCAAAATTTTATGGAAAAATCGGCTATGCTGTGAGAATGGAAATTCGTCCGGGTGTTTGGGATGATGAAATTACTGAACGGGAATATTTTGGAGATTTGCTTCGGAATACCAGCCGGTATCAAACTTCCGATAAGCTCAATGACGACGTCAATATTTCAAACGAAATCAGTATTGTAGCCGATCCTTTTGCCTATCAGAATTTTCATGCAATGCGGTATGTCGAGTTTATGGGAGCTAAATGGAAAATTTCCAGTGTCGAAGTTCAGTATCCGCGTTTGATCTTGACAGTAGGAGGTGTGTATAATGAATGACCGACGAATCAAGTTTCATGGACTATTGTGCGAGATTTTATCTTGTCCCATAGAAGGTGAAAGATGTCGATGCTATTTTCAGCCGCCAGAATCTGTTAAGATGAGTTACCCCGCCATTGTATATAGTCTTGATGATATTGATAAGACATATGCAAACGACGGGGTATATTTATCTAAGCGAAGATATACCATTGTGGTTATCGATAAAGATCCGGATACGAACCTTGTACAGAAAGTAACGAATTTACCAATGAGCCGGTTTGACCGGCATTTCAAAAAAGATAATCTGAACCACTATATTTTTAATGTATATTTTTAAGATTGGAGGAATAATTCAATGAAACTTGTTTGGGATAAAGTTGGAGAACGGTTTTACGAAACCGGTTGTGATCATGGAGTTCTTTATCCGATTCAGACTGGTGGAAAATACAACAAGGGTGTTGCATGGAATGGTCTGAGTGCGGTGACGGAGAGTCCGTCTGGAGCAGAACCTTCGCCGATCTATGCTGATAACATCAAATATCTGAATATGATGTCGGCAGAAGATTTTGGGGGGACAATTGAAGCATATACTTATCCGGATGAATTCGCAGAATGTGACGGTTCTGTAGAGATTGCTCCAGGTGTGTTTGCGGGGCAGCAGAGTAGAAAACAGTTTGGTCTTTCTTATCGTACCATTCTGGGAAATGATGTCGATTCAGATGACTATGGTTATAAACTTCATCTGGTGTATGGATGTCTGGCTTCTCCTTCAGAGAAAGGTTATCAGACCAAAAATGACAGCCCGGAACCTATTGCACTTTCTTGGGAGTTTAGTAC